GAATCTGAGGTCCAACAGCAGTCGGTATTTCCGCTGCATCATCTACAATGAGGTTTACACCTCTGTTTACTACTTCTAGATCTTCATACGCTCTTTCATATTTGAACGTAAACTCTCTCGAAGAGTCTGTCTTATGGTCAAAATATGACTGTGCAGGATTTAGCTTTTCGTCTAAATCTACTGGCTTACGTCCTATAAATGTATCATACCATGCCATGTTTTTCTCTTTGAATCTCTACCCAATTTTCTTGCTTCTTCGCGGTGCCTAGTCCTGGATTACGTCCGTAGACTTTATGTAACTGCAAATGATGCGCATGACACAAGGTAACTGTATGTTCGTATAGCTCTGCCCAGTGCTTTTCTATGAATTCATCTCTAAAAGATAATATGTTCTCAGGTAATAGCTTGTTTCTTTTTACATAAGTATGAACCAAAGGACTTAAGGTATGATAGTGGTGAAAGTCTAATTGAGATACTTCTCCACAAATATAACACTGAGTGCCTTTTTCATACTTATTCTTTGCTTTATCTCTTATGTATTTTACTATATCTCTTTTTAAATCCATTTTGTATAACCGAAAGTATATCTAATTTGAGGTGTTATGTCAAATACTATTTTTGACCATGTATCATCAAAACCCGCTGTTGCTTGTTTCGAATGAATATAATGCGTATCGCAGAGCGTCCGCCATATGCGATGCTCTATTGTGTCTTGGCTTTTCTCGAGCTAGGTTTGGGTTGGGATCCCACTGATATTGGTCTAATGCTGACATGCTTTCTAGACATTTCTGATTTACAAAAAGACTATCATTGTCAACTATAGAGGCTACATGTGCAATTCCATCAAGTACGGATTTTTTAGCGTTGATAGTACTGAGATCATAGTTTTGTGCGAAGTCAAATCGAGTTTGCTGAGCAGCAGAGTCAATATAAATATAGTCAATATCCCACTTATCCACCAAATTTTGTATCTCACGTGCGTGATGTTCTGTTGTTTTTTCGGCATCAAGATACTCATCTAATAAGTAGTATTTTTGTTCGTCCCAGTCGTATGCGAGGACACAAAAAGCGGTAGGATCTCTGTAGCCCACGTCCAGACCAGCAAAAATATCCATCTGGTGAGTTTCCATTCCGTCGCAGTTAATAACACATTTTTCGTGATCAAAGTTCCAAACCTGTCCTTCATAAATATTAAAGTCAGCTTCATACTCTTGTCTAAATTCAGCCTCTGACATAGACTTTCTAGCTTCCATAATATCGTTTTCAGATATGCGAGGATTATCTTTATAAGTTGCTTTAATTGACGCCCACTCTGGAAAATCATCTGTAAACCCTCTATCAAAAAATTCAGAGAACCAGTTGTTCCGTCCTCGTGGAGTAGATATAAAAATTGCCTTAGAGTTAGCTTTATCTAGAGTAGGACGCAGAGCTACGTTAAAAGCATCCTTACCGTCTGCGAGAGCTGCCTCATCAAAAATAATTAGATCATAAGATCTACCTACACAAGAATCTACTTGATTCACAGACCCCATTCGTATAGTAGAACCATTAGATAGTTCAATTACTTTATCTTTTGCATTATCTTTAGTTACTTCTAAATCAAAGTGCTTAATTAAGTTTCTTTGTAGGTCAAAAGATATCTGCGAAAGTGAATAGTTCGGAGACATGATTAATATGTTAGAGCCTGGGACAAGAGATACTAATTGACCGATAATATTCGCTATATAAGTCTTACCCTGCCGTCTAGACAGTGCTGCACATACAAAACGATATTTTGGGTTATTAATTGCATTTAAAATAGCCACCTGAGAAGGTAAAGGCTCTATTCCTAGTAACTCCATGTAAGGCTCTACTTGTAGCTTTAGATACTTATCTTCTTGGGCATAATCAAACAAGTAGTCTGAAATTATGTCCTTCCGGCTTATTTGAATAGCCATATTTAATCTTGTCCCATTGATCTAGTTTTACTATAGCGTCTGCAATAGTCCATTTCTGTAAGGTCTTCAGAATCTTCTGGCTCTTTTTGACGAATACTAGTTTTTCTTTCTTCGCCCCAAATAAGCTCCCAAGCGTCTCCGTACTTACTAGTACTTACTCTGGATTGTATCTTGTCGCCTGTTATATCATTTTTTGTGCTCATATTACTTCTTCCAGAATTTACCCATTACTAACTTTGTAATAACTACAAAAGGATTGAAGGCATATTTATAAGTCCAATCGTACTTTTTATAGTCTAGTTCATATTCCGAACGGAGAGTCCACTGCCGCTTCCAATTATCTACGTACATTCCTTCGTACTCTAAAATAGCGTGTCCTCCTCCATTTACTGTTACATAGCAAATCTTGAATTTACCAGTAAGTAACATTTTAAGAAACTTAAATCTGCTTCTCTCTGCAAGAAGCCAAGCAACTGTAAGCGCATAATCTTCACAGTCGCCTTCGTCTTTTTCAGCATCTACATCTAGTACTCGCCAATAATCCGCAGCATCATACTGTACGGTATCATACTCGTATACGAATAAGTCGTTTACTCTTGTTACCGCTTGAAATCTATTTAACATCATTTTTTGCTCCCAACGGCATCTGCTGCAAAGAATGCAGAAACTAGTACGGCAATCGATGCGAAATATGTGGGTGCAATATCAGCAATTAGATTAGCTGCTTGATCCAAGCCAAACATCGAAGTCAAAAAGATACCAAAAGGGTATAGCAAGAGACCGATTAAAGAAAACCATGCCATCTTACGAATAGCATCTCGCTGTGCATCTTTATCTTCGAGTTCTTTTCTTTTAAACTCTAAATGCATTGCTAGCTCTTCGTCTGTAACTACACCGTCACCGTTTACATCTGCTGGATGATACTCACTCATTACCATTTTACCTTATCTGCCCAATATGCTGCGGACATCTTGCCTTTGGCTATGTTTTTTGCGTGACGAGCTTTGAAGCTTGCTCTTTTCTTTCTCATCGCTTCGGATTCTCCAGCTTTAGGTTTTCCCGCCGTTTTAGCGCCTTGCTGACCGAAACGAATTGTCTTAATTTTTGTACCTACTTTTGCTACAACTATGTGTGATTTTTTGGGATGACCTGGAGTGCGCTTTGGCTTGTTAAAGCCTGATACACCAGCTCTCTTAACTCTAGAGTCCTTCTTTTTAACTCTTTTTCTTTTTGCTGCCACGTTTCTTCCTCTTTGCAAACGTACTTACGTTCGTTGGCTTGCCTCCAGGGTTACCGGCGGCTCTCTTACGACGAATTGCAGATTTTCTTTGAGATGGAGTCATGGATGCTGCTTTGGAAGCGGGTACGCATTTTGGATATTTTTTCTTACCCGACTTACTTCTTCCACATTTTTCGAACCCCCCGCCCTTTTTAGGACGGGAGATATCAACCCACTTTTCTCCAAACCACTTAGTTAATCCACCTGGTGGTTTAATTCCTGCCATTTTAATCTCCCGGACTAACGCTTAGAAGGTCACTTCTTCTTTTTACCCTTACCCTTTTTAGCTGGGCGCCCTCTTTTCTTTCCGTACGTTCCTTTACCTGCTGGCATTACTTGCTCCCCATGCGGTATCTACCGCCCTTGGCTTTGTAAGTCTTTACAAGCCATCCATTTGCATAAGCCGAAGGATAAACTGCAAACTTCCGCTTTGCTTGAGCTTTTACATTTGCGTAAAGTTTTTTATTTGTCGGAACTGGCTTCTTCTTCGCCGTCTTTCTCTTCTTCTTTACTGCCATCTGTTTCTCCGTACCAAGTGGCCCGGCCTTCTTCAGGCTTAGATTCACCCTTATCGAAAGCAATAGCTTCTTCTTCAGTTTCAAATCTATGAAGGCCTGTATTGTCATTTACAATCCATTCATTTGCTTTTTTAATAATAGTCATTAGTTACTCCTTGCATGTGAGAAATCACATGTACAGTCTTGACAGACTTCGTTAATACAATTTTTACACTCTTTGCCACAGTGACAATCATGTCCACATTTTCCACACTTTTTCATAGATCTCTCCTATGTATTACTGTGCTGAATATACGTCTATTATAGAGCACATTATTTTAAATGTCAAGAAATTTTTTTAACCATGTATCGTTTACAAGAAAAATATAAGTCCTATGATAAAGCCTATGTTAAGACCTATAGAGCATACCAAAAGAACATCTTTATAAAATCTATAGCGTACGTACTCGTACATCAGTCTGCAAGGGGGTTATCGAGGGCTCTCTGCAACTTATTTTCCAACCTCGTCTCTAGTTCTTTGATTTCTCTACTAGTGTCGGATGTTAGAGCGTCTCGTTTTGCTTCAAAACGTTCGCTCGCCTTATCTATCATATCTCGTACTTTTTCTTCTGAAGTACGAACTTTGTCTTCTGCTCTATCCGCCTGCTTTTCTATTCGTAGTATATCATCTTTAAGACCTGATTTAATGTCTCGAGTGTACTCAATAGCATCGTCGAGTTTTTGTTCAATTTGTATATTCCGGCTTTCGATTGCATCTATATCAATGTTCTGGACAATTTCTTTCATGTCCATATAGTCTGCGTAAAACTCGAAGGCAGCCCAGGATGCCCCACCTAAAGTAGAAAGAGCTGTAAGAACTACTGCCATCTTTCCACCTTTAAACGTCATTCCTGCAACTTCAAACTCTGCCATTTAATTATTTCCTTTGTCTCCCTGTGTCACAACTGATTTAGCAACTGGGATCTGTACTGTAGGAGATGCGTTATCCTCTACAAATCTTAAGTTTCTTAAGTTATTGAGTTCTGCTTTAAGTTTCTGAACTTCCATCCTTTTTATTTCTAGTTCTAATTTATATAGTGTATTACAATTAATTCTTTCTTTAGGGGCGCCTATAGGTATAGTTATTCTTGCATATACGCTTACATCTTTCTCTTGCCCTAAACTAGGAGTGCTTAAGGGGTCTGAGCTGAAAGAATTATTAAAAGTATCATTATATCCTTCGTTAATTATACCTACAACCCCGAACTCTAAGTTTGTAGACGAACCAATAGCGTTCTGACACTCTACTCCGTCTGCACGGATTCTATCAGAAGCATAACTTTGGGGGCTACTAGGCAAGTTTAAGTTTAGAGAGCTTGTATCTGCGTTAGCCACGGTTGCGATTACTAATCCAAGTATCGCGACTATAAAAAATTTCATTTATTTCACTTTATTCTTGAACAAATTTTGGATGATACTATACTAGGTTCTAAGCCTGGTATATCTAGTATCTTGGACGTAGAGCAAATGAATCTTGCTTTTTTCAAATCTCTGTTACGAATGTATATTTCTACTTTCTTAGCTTCTAAGTGCTTTAGCCTTACTATTGCGTCGCTACTAGCAAAAGTTACTGGAGTCATATTACTGTCCAGAACACTTAATTCATAATACTCTATATCCTTTCTCTTATTTAACAAGTCCATTTTTGCCACTACTACCCCTGATATATAAGACGGAACTAATTTAGGATATGTTGGAGTAAATTCATGTGAGTAACTTTTGCTAGCAATAACGAAAAGCAGTAGTAATAAAAAATACCTCATTACTGAGCAATACACTCTGCTGTTACAGTTGCAGAATAGTTTCCTGCAGGTAGAGCTTTATTAACACCATAAGAAGCAGTTGATGTGACATCAAACCACACGCTACCTGCAATAGATAAATCAAACTCTGTTACATTATTATAAGTTATTTTCCCGCTTTCAAACGCTGACATACCTGCATCTGAAGAGTCTCCTACTACTACTGATCCGGTCCACGTTACTGTATCTGAAAGAGTGGGCGACTGAGAAAACTGATTAGGATATGTTACGGTAGCGTGATAAGCATTTGCTGTTACGATATCATAACGAATTCTAGGCTTTACTCCACCGTCAGCAGGGGAGGTACTAAGAGTGTATGCATTTGGGTTACCATAAACACCGTCAGTATCTGTTGTAATTACGCACTTAGACTGAACAGTACCATTAATAGGGACTGTGGCCGCTGCTGTATGCGAAATTAAAACTGTTGAGGCTATAACAGCCATAGTTCTAAGTTTATTCATAAAAGGTCCTCGGGTGCTGTTAAGCACGCTTTGATAACATTAGTTATCGTACTGAAGTTCTAGCATCTTTTCATGTTTTAGTTGTTGCGCAAATATAGCTCTTCTAGCTTTTCTATTATCTGAGATTTCTTTGCGTTCAAACTCTAGAACATCATTATATTCTCCACCGTCTAGTGAATCTAAATAAGCGGGGGGAACAAAGTTCATTGCAAATAAAGCTTGCTCCTGAAGTTGGGCGGAGTCAGTCATCATTTGCATATTTAAACCTCCAAGCACTTTCTCTAGATCTAATTTCACTTTTTGGTTTTGTTTTTTTCGGTCGTACTCTTCTTGCTCTTTTTCTCTCTCAAGCTCTGCTTTCTTTTCCATTTCAGCACGAATAAGCTCATCCTGTAAAGGGTCGTTAAACTCTACTACAGGAATAATATCTTCTAAATTATAAGGGGCTTGGTAGTCTGGACAACTAGGGTCGCTTTGAGGATCAAAACAAGTATCATATTTATATGTATAAAGAACAGAAGCGTTAGTTACACTACCTTCGCCTTCTACTTCTATAGAGCCATTACCCCATCTTTCTATGGGTAGGGCACCAACTGGTATAACTTTTCGGATACTGTTTCCTAATAAGCCAGACCAATCATCTGTTTCTCGAAAAATGTATCCATCTCCAAGTGCATCTTCATTTTGGACATGGACTAGCATATCAGCAGTTTCTTCTTTTACTGCTGTGTACCTATAAATAACGTTACTAACTGTAAGACCTGCCTGTTGAGGTAGTACATTTTGCATTACCCAATTATACCCTGCTGAAGCAGCGTTTTGGCTAGTACCAAATACTTCCTCAGAGTAGGAGTAGGAGGAGCAAACTAGCAACGCCACCAACACCCCACAATGTCTTCTTAGTTGTATCATCTATTTTTCCTTCGTCTTCGAGTAGCTCAGGCTCTATGTCTGTATGGGTTTCCCACCCCGCCTTAGCGTCAGCTCCTATTAATCCATCGTAAGGACAGGGTGTTCCTGCCATCATCATTGCGTCAAAAACTCTTTTATCCTGACACATTACTGAAACTGCTGCAACTTTCATTCCCATATCGTAAAGGGTTTTTGCATTCTTTAACTTCTCACAGTTCATATCTCGTTGAGTTGTTCCCATTGAGATGCCTAATATCTGTGTTTGTACCGCGCCCGCGACTCCTACTGTACATAAATCGGAGTTTGAAATATTCATTGTTGGTGTTATCGCTGAAGGAGGTGGAGACTTTAATGTCGTAGTACTTTCTGTCTTTATTGTACTATCTGTTGTAGAGTCTGTTATAATTACATCTTCTTCTGCTGAGACTGCTGCTGCTGAAAATACTAAAAGCAGTGGTATCCATATTTTTTTCATTTCTTTACCTAAATTGGTTTATTGCATTATTAAAGTAACAACTAGTCCTGCTAGAAACAAAATAATAGCCCCTCCCATATGAAGCTGTCTTTGCTCCATACGGTCCAGTTTACCATCTATATCGTCTAGCCTATTAAACGTTGTTTTCCACCGTTCTTCGCACTGTACTTCATGTGCGGTAAGTTCCAGTTTTATTTTATTAATCTGGTCATCGTTGCTCATCATTTTATCAACTTCTCCATGAGCTTACCGTAGTTACCCTGGCCGAAGGGTAACCCTTCATTAATCTGTACGTTTGTCTGATTCTTTACTTGTGTACCTTGGGCTTTCTCTAATTCTGTCTGAGCTTTAATTTCGTCCATTCTCATTTTATGGGCCATTTGAAGTAAGTCAGCAAGATCTTTACTAGAGTATACTCCGCTTACCTGAGCCTCTTCTAACTTATTCGCGATCATTTCGTCTAATAGACTCGCGATATTATTCTTGTTACGATAACCCATATCCAAATAAACAGTGTCAATATATTTCTTGACCTCTCGTTTATTTAGGATTTCAGCTACTTTGTTTTCTTGAACGCCTAGTTGCTCGACGACTCCGCGAATATTCCCGAACTGCAAATAAGAATTTGCTACTTCGAGTCCTTCCGGAGAGATTGTGGTTATTTCTTTACCCATATTCGCTATTATACTTGGGGAGGGGTATAATGTCAAGAACTATTTTTAGGTACGTATAATAAAAAAGCCAGTGAGCGAGAGCTACCGGCTTTTTATTTTTCTAGAAGCGGGAACGGTTTAAACGAATAAAGGTGCAAAAGGTACCATTAATAGTACAATTATTGTAACAATAGGCATAAACAGCTCCGCGTAGGGTGCGAGTTTTTTCATCATGCGAGTGTAGGATCTCCTGTGCGTCCGGTTTCTTGAAATCTTCTTTGATTTCGGACATAGTATAGGATATTTTAAGGA